TCAACAGGTGGTAACAATTCAACCATATCAACAATATGCACAAATCGTGGAGACTGTATTTCGGTGACAACCGCAACTGGTGCAAGTGCAGGTGAAGCCGCAGAAGATGCAACAAATGACGAATTCAATGTCTGTGTTTGGGGTAAAAAGAAACATCTGGACATTTTCAGAACTGCAAATATACAATCTGATCAGCCGGGATATGTTGTTACAGACTGTGCCGCAGATGCCGCAGGGTGTATTGTAAGAACTGATAGACTTGCAGACCCGTGGTGGTCACCAGCAGGATTCAGACGAGGACAAATTCTCGATGTCATAGAAATGCAAGATAATCCAACCGATGGTGAAATGGACACAATGTATGATGGTGGGATAAACCCAATCGTTACATTCCCAGGAGAAGGAACAGTATTATTCGGAGATAAAACTCTTGCATCGTCAACAAGTACATTGAGTAGAATTAATGTTTCACGACTGTTTATCTTCCTCAAGAAGACAATCGGTGCAGCCGCAAGAGCAAAGTTATTTGAATTCAACGATATAGATACTCGTAATTCATTTATAAATGCAGTCAGACCCGTATTGTATAGAATTAAAGCTCGTAGAGGATTATATGATTTTAAAATAGTCTGTGATGAATCAAACAATCCAGGGTCTATAGTAGATGCGAATCAATTTGTTGCGGATATATTTATCAAGCCTGCAAAATCGATTAACTTTATTAGATTAACCTTTACAAACAAAAATACGGATGATACACTAGAATAAATTATTTTAGTATTAAACTAAAACAACAAAGGAGAAATAAAATGGCAGAACACGATATGAAGATAGCAACCTTTAAGGCTGCATTTGATGGGGGCACAAGACCAAATAGATTTACCATAACACTTCCCAAGGGCATGACCGATGACAAGAAACAAATAATGGTAAAAGCCGCTTCTATTCCAGCAGAAACAATCGGAATTTTACAAGTTCCGTTTCGTGGTCGTGTTGCAAAACTTCCAGGGGACCGTGCATATGCAGAATGGACATGCACAATTCTTGATGATACCACCCATAACTTGAGGGAAACGATGGTGAATTGGCATAGAGAGTTCAATGACCACGAAACCAATATTGTGGCTAAGGACATTCTCGGAGGAAGTGATGGATTGGAGGAGATAACTGTTACTCAACTTGATATGCAAGGAAACCCGCATACTTCGGTGACTTTGGAACAGGTTTGGCCTGTAGATGTAGGTGCAATAGACTTGAGTTACGATAAAGCAGACACTTTGGTAGAATTTGCAGTTACATTTGCATACGATTATATCTCCACTTCTTAAGTGGGGTTAATAGATGGAATCAAGTTCTGATTGCGATAATTGGTTTTTTTTGTTATACATATAATAACTTATTACCAATAAAGGAAATTATATTATGCCACTAAATCTGTTCGGTTTACAAATAGGGAAGAAAAACCCTGTAGAACCACAACAATCAAATAAAGAACAATCGTTCGTAGCACCAGATAGTTATGATGGTACTTACACACTTGAAACTGGTGGAGTCTTCGGAACACTCGTAGACTTCACTGGTTCTATTCGTGATGAGAATGCATTAATTGCCAAGTATAGAACTATGGCAATGTATCCTGAAGTAGACCAAGCGATTGAAGATATTGTGAATGAATCCATTATAATGGATTCTGACCAAAAACCAGTAAAATTAGATTTAAACCATGTTGATTTATCGGAAAACATCAAGAAAAAGATGTATGATGAATACGATGGAATTTTAAGATTATTAAAATTTCACACAAAGGGTGTGGATTTATTTAGAAGGTGGTATGTAGACAGTAAATTATACTATCATATTGTCGTAAATAAAGATAACCCTAGAAAAGGTATTAGAGAACTTCGTGCAGTTGACCCTGTAAAAATCAAAAAAGTCAGGAAAGTCCAAAAAGACCAAAGACATATGGGTGTTGAAAAAGTTCCATTTATCAAAAAGGTAGAAGAATTTTATGTATATACTGAATTAGATAAAACTTCTTCATATTCAACTCCAACAAGTGGTATAAAAATCGCACCAGATTCTATTGCATATGTTCATTCTGGTATTATAGATTTATCTACTAAACGAGTTGTGGGATATTTACAAAAAGCCATTAGATCTACGAATATGCTTCGTCAAATTGAAGATGCTGTCGTAATTTATAGAATTTCAAGAGCACCAGAACGTAGAATATTTTATATTGATGTTGGTAATCTTCCAAAGAATAAAGCAGAACAATATCTTCGTGATATTATGCAGCGATATCGAAATAAATTAACATATGATGCTAATACTGGTGAAATTACAGATGGTAGAAATCATTTTCATATGTTGGAAGATTATTGGCTACCAAGAAGAGAAGGTGGTAGGGGAACAGAAATCACTACTCTTGATGGTGGACAGCAACTGGGTGAAATGGAAGATGTTGAATATCTACTCAAGAAGGTATATCGTTCTTTGAATGTTCCTATTAGTAGAATGGAAGCAGAAAATGGATTTAATATGGGTCGTTCCGCAGAAATTACAAGAGATGAAGTAAAATTCTATAAATTTATCGAAAAATTAAGAGTAAGATTCTCAGAACTGTTTCTGCAACTATTGAGGGTTCAATTAATTCTTAAAGGTGTAATGTCAGAGGAAGATTGGAAAACAATAGAACCAGATGTTAGATTTACTTATAATCAAGATTCATATTTTTCAGAACTAAAACAAACAGAAATTATGAAAGATAGAATAGACCTTTTAACTTCATTAGAAGAATATGTCGGTAAATATTATTCTGAAGATTGGATAAGAAAGAATATTCTTCAACAATCCGAGGAAGAAATTGTAGAAATAAATAGTCAAATCCAGAGTGAAGTTGAATCTGGTGATATGGAAGAACAACCTATGGAACAAGGAGAAGGTTAATATGAGTGAAAATTTAGACAAAATGATTTCTTCGTTAATTACAAAAGATAGAGATGAATTCAATACTGCTTTTTCTTCAGAAATGCAGGATAGAATAGGTGATATTATTTCAAATAGAACATTAGAAGTTTCTAAAGATATACTAAATCCAAATGAACCTCAATATCAACCAGACGAACCTTCAGATACAGAATAAAGGAATAAATTCCCATGAAAAATATAATTTCAACACTACAAGAAGTAATTTCTAATACAAATGGCATTTTATTTGAGTCCAAAGATGGAACAAATATACATATTACATTGGAAGATGCGTGTAATTTAGTTTCTGTTCACGATACTTTGACCAAAGAAAATCAAACAAAGATGAGGTCATTATTAGAAGAATCAGAACAAAATTATACAAAGGTATTAGATTTCTGTAATAGACAATTTGACGAATAAAAAAGGGTAGGAAACATGGATACATCAAACATCATTGAACAATTGCTACAAGGCGATATTTTTGCGGCCCAATCAGAAACGGAAAATATTCTCTTTAAAAAGGTAAATGAAAGGATAGAATCATACAGAGATGAAATCATTGATGGTGTGTATGGGCTGTCCGAAAAGAAAAGTTGTCTAGATCCTGTAGGTCAAGAGGACGATGATATTGATAATGATGGTGATGAAGACGAATCTGATGCATATTTAAAGCATAGAAGAAAAGTTCGCAAGAAAGAAATTACAAGTGAAGAAGTAAACGAAGCGAAGGAAGATGATGCTTGGTTTGTAGAGGGTTCAGATGGCGATTCTAGAATTGAGTTTATTTATGGTATGAAAGTTACCAGATATCAAAAACTTTCCGATAAAGAAAAAACGCAAGTAAAAATGCGATGGTATAACGAACGAGCAATGGAAGAGAAGAAAAGAGGCATGAAGTCATGAAACTTATCACCGAAATGACAGAAGATGTCCAACTTCTTATCGAAGAAGATAAGAGTACTGGTGCAAAAAATCACTACATTCAGGGTGTTTTTATGCAAGCAGAGCAAAAGAATAGAAACGGTAGAATATATCCTCTTCAAATCATGGAAAACGAAGTTGCAAGATATAATAAAGATTTAGTATCTCGTAATCGTGCAATGGGTGAATTAAACCACCCTCAAGGTCCTACTGTGAATCTTGACCGTGTTTCTCATATGATTAAAGAATTAAAGTGTGATGGTAATGATGTTCAAGGTAAAGCAAAACTTCTTGATACTCCTATGGGTAATATTGC